CCACGTCCTCACCGAACGGGAACGGGCCAGGCATCAGTACCCCCAGCCAGGTTCGTAGGGCTCGCCCGGGAGTCGCCCGTCGATCACCGGCCACGTCGGTGACGCGGTCGCATCGTCGGGAGTCGGGTCGACGGTGAAGGCCCCGCCCCTGCCGGCCAAGGCCTTCAGAGCCGCCTTGTCCGCCTTCGTGAGGTACAGGCCGCCGGAGCCGGCCGGGCGCTGTACGGACTGCGGCCCGATCGTCTCGTAAGTGACCTGCTGCGGGTTGATGTAGGAGCGGCCGGCGACAGACAGGACTACGGCGGTCGCCTCGTCCGGCAGTGGTTTTACCACCGTCAGGCACAGGTTCAACGCCTGCTCGATCAGCAGGTCCGCCCTGTCTGCGTCGACCTCGTCCAGGCCGAGGTAGAGGCCGAGTTTTTCAGCGGTCGGGGGTACGAACGCCATCGTCGCCTCCTAGCAAACCAGGGCCTCCACGGCGTCGCACCAGGCAGCGAGTTCGGCACTCGGATTGAGCTCCGCGCTGCGGGTTTTGGCCCTCTTCGACGCCAGCCCGTACTCGGTCCTGGTCAAAAGCTTCCGCAGGGTTGCCTCGTAGCCGTCCAGGTCATTGCGGTCGACGAAGATGCCGGCTTCGCCCAGGCTCTCGCACAGCCCCGGCGTCGGATGCGCGACGACCGGGATGCCGGACGCCATGGCCTCAACGCCGACCCGGCCCCAGCTTTCGTAGCTGGACGGCATGAGCAGCACCTTCGTTCGGGCGTACACCCGCTCCCGCATGTCGTGGCCGGAGACGTGGTCGAGGACCTCGACATTGGAGAGACCCGAGTAGTCGACCTGCTCGCCGTATGACCCCCTGACCGCGAGGAAGCGGGTGTCCGGCATGCGCTTGGCCAGGTCGCGGAGCACCTCGCCGCCCTTGTCCGGGTTGCAGTTGATCAGGGTGATGTGGTCCCCAGGACGCCTCGCCTTGTAGTCCTCGGCGAAAACGGGTGGGCGGACCATCATCGTCTCTGCCGGGCGGACCATCTTGGGGTAGTCCTGGAAGTACAGCTCCGCCTCGCGTTGCATCCACAGCGAGTTGTAGACGGCAAGCGCCGTCGACCCCGATGCCATGTCGCGGAACGTCTTCGTGAACGTGTTGTGGCAGACCGCGACGAACGGTTTGCCGTACCCGCGTGCGAGGGCGCCCACTGACGGAACGTTCTCCAGATGGGATACGAGCACGTCCGCGGACTTGACCTGCGAGGCGAAGTCGAGCCGGGCAGCGAGCGGCACCACGCGGACGCCGTCCAGCTCATACGGTTCCCGGTCGCCCGAGTAGCGCGACAGCCACACCGACACGTCGTGACCGCGCTCCACCAGCGCCCGGAACATGCTCCAGACCATCCACTCAGCACCCGCATTGTGCCGAGGCGGGGCGGCGTGCAGCCGGGCAACAACCCGCAGTGCCGCCCGGCCACTTCCCCCCGTCGGGGTCTTGGTCACGACGCTCCCGCAGTCGCCACGTAGCGCACGAATGCCTCGGCGTCGCCCATGACGAAGCCGTAGTATGCCTCGGCGAGCAGGAGAACCAGGTTGTCCTGGAATGCGCTGTGCACGCCGCCTTCCTCGTCGACATACGTCGCCTCACGCGAGACGCGCACGGTGATGTCCATGCCGACGCCGAACGCAGCCTGGCTCCAGTCGCCGCCCACCGCACGCAGGCCCGAGTCAACGGATGTGGACTGTCGGCGCTGCTTGCCGGAAACGCTGCGCGAGTACGCGAGCGGTTCGCCCAGCAGCTCGCCCTGCAGCGCGGCGCCGGTGCTCGTCGCTGCGGACCCGCGGGTGTCCACGAACAGCGGCTCGCCCGTGGTCGAGGTGGCCTTGAGAAGCTTCGGCTTGACGCGGTTGTCGGCGACCGTGCCGGTGAAGTCCCAGTCGTCGTCGATCAGCATCTCCATGCCGTTGACGAAGTCCGTCCAGATACCGCCAGTTGCCTGCGAGGCGGTACCCAGCACAACCTCCTTGGAGGTGTCGCCGAGGAAGTCCGCGAAGGGGCCAGCGGCACCCTTCATCGTCAGCCCGTGGATGGCTGCGTGGTCGAAGGCGCGGGCGAACGCCGTCGGCAGGTCGCGCTGCAGCTGGGACCACAGGCCGGCAGCGTTGGAGCGCGCCACCTCCATGGACACCGGGATCAGCACGGCGATCTTCTTGCCGCTCATGTGCTTGACGTCGACGCCTCCGGTCGACAGCGGCTTCCGGCCGCCCTCAGACACCCAGTCGGCGGTCGGAACATCCAGCGGCACCGGGACAGATGTCTGTGCAGACATCGACAGCGGCACCCTCTTGGCCAGCGACATCACCGCGCTGGCCTCGACGGACTTCTCGAAGATGGGGCCCACCAGAGTGGGCGGCAGGAACGTCGCATCGACGTCACTCAGCTTGATGGGGGGCGTTGCCACCATGGCGGACTACCTCTCTCAGCGGCCCTACTTGAGGGCTCGGCTCATAAACCCGGCGAACTCTTCACCTGGGTCGTTGGGGGTTCGGCTGTTGTTGCCTGACGAGCCCTGCGTGCGGTCTGGCGCCGGGCGGCGAGGCCCCTCGGGGGCTTTCGCCCAGTGCGGCTTGCGCTTGAGCAGGTCGGCGAGGTCGCTCTTGATGGCGTCGGTGTCGATGGCGCCGTCGTCGTCGACGTAGCTGGACAGATCCAGCGCGTCGGCGGCGTCCTCCGGGTCGGCGAACTCCGTCGCGGCGAGAGCCTCCACCTTCGAGGCCACTGCTGTACGGAGGGCCTTGGCTGCCTTCTCCTGCTGCGCGGTCAGCTGCTCCGCGAGCCGTTCCTGCTCGGACTTCTGGGCGTCCTCGAGCTCCTTTGCCCTGCGGGCCAGAGGCTCGAGCTCCTTGAGGCGATCACGGAGGCTCTTGTTCTCCGCGTTCTTCCTGTTCATCGCCTTCTTGGCGCGTTCCGCGTCGAACGGCTCTTCCTCGGCACCCTCCGCCTCCTGGGCGGTCTCGGGCTCCTGCGGCTGCTCTTCGACCTGTTCGGTCTGGGTCTCTTCAGGCATGGCGAACTGGCCCTCCAGGGGCTGAGAAAGGCCACCTCCAGGGCAGCCGTGGGGTTACAGGCCGGGCGGATGCCCGTGTTCGGCGAGCGCCAGGCGGAACCGCCTCAGCTGATCGCCAGAGTGAGGCGCCGCGAACTCGCGGTACAGCCGCTCCCACTCACGTGCGTGATCGGACAGCTCGAACGTCTGCCCCTTGAACACCGGGATCGCGCCACAGTGGCAGCCGTCGTGTGACTGGAACCGGGCCGACTCCTGCGTGTACACCGCGCGGCGGGTAACGAGCATCTTGCAGAACGCGCAAGCTCCCAATGCCGCCGTTCGCGCCCAGCCGACTGCCTGCCGGTCCCGCCGCACCGCCTCCTGGACAGTGCCGCGGCCTTGATCGGCAACCAGCTTCTGCGCGACCGCCTCCGCCTTCTTCTCCGCCTGCACGAGGCGGACACTCATAGGCTGCAACTGGGCGTCCGTCGTCGCAGGATCCTCCGGATCCCGCGGCCACAGATCCTTCGTAGCCCAGCGCAGCGAGTTCTCCACTTGCTCTTCCGGCGGAGCGTTCAGCAGAGGAACCGTGAACCGGCCCGTCACCCGGGCGGCCACCCGCTCCGCCTCGTAGTAGTCCGCGGCCAGCGTCGAGGATGCCGCGCTGTACTGGTCGACCAGCGCCCGAACCGCGGCGATCCAGTCCGGGACCGTCGCTTCCAGCCGCGAAGGAATGATGATCCTCCGCAGCCCGCGGACATCGCGCGTGAGCAGTCGCGTCAGACCGCGCTGAGCCCCACGGTGCCGGCTAGCGGACGGATCGCCGTCAGAGACCCTCGTCGCCATCAAGGGCCTCCGGATCTGCCTCCGACTCGTCGGCCGACTGCGTCACCCGGGCCAGCAGCGCTGCGCCCTGGGCCCGCCGCCGGTCGGCCGCAACCCGCTGCCGCTGGTCTTCGGAGAGGCCCGCCATCTCCAGCAGAACTTCGGAGTCGGCAGGGATGATGCCGGCCTGGGCCAGCTTCACGGCCGCATCCGTCTGGGCCGCGATCGTC